CATCCACACCAGAAGAAGAAGAAGTTACTACTATTCAAGAAGCACCTCAACAGGAGACAGAAACCATGAACGAAACAGTCGAAGCCCCAGCCGTAATCGAAGCATCAAAGGCAACTCAAGCAATCTTTGCAACCGCGAAGCGTGAGTTCCACATGCCAACAGCCGCCGAATATATTTCGGCTTTTTTTGTTGGCGGAGATCAGTTCCACGCAATGCGCGAAGGCATTCAAGCAGCTGCACCGAATGTCATCACAACCGACATCCCCGGCGTACTTCCACTTCCAATCGTTCAACCTGTCTACAACAACTTCATCGGTCGTCGTCCAGTCATTGACGCAATCGGCGCGAAAGCAATGCCACAAGGCGGCAAAGTTTTCATTCGTCCAGAAGTAACAACACATACTTCAATGGCAGTGCAATCGGCAGAGAACGCAGCACTCCAAAGCGGAACTTTTGTGGTGACCGACAACCAAGTTACAAAAGGTACCTACGGTGGATATGTGACCTTGTCCGAACAATCAATCGACTGGAGTACACCCGAGATCATCGGTCTCGTACTTGATGACATGGGCCGCATCTACGCAAATGAGACAGACAATGTCGCAGCAGACAACTTGAAGACAGGTGCAACAGTTACCGCAGCATTCGGAAACGATGCAACGAACCCTGCACAGTGGAGCGCATTTGTAGGATCCGCAGCACAGACAATCCTTTCAGGATCAAACGGCAACTTGCCTACGCACTTGTTCGTATCGCCGAACATGTGGGGCTACTTGCTCGGCTTGACCGACACAGCTGATCGTCCGTTGTTCCCAGCAGTCGGGCCGATGAACGCATTCGGCAACCTGCTACCGGGACAGCCGAACGGCGTTGCCTTCGGTCTTCAAGTAGTAGTTGATCGCAACTTCGCAACAGACACCGTCATCGTTGGCGATGCTTCGGGCTTCGAGATCTTCGAACAGCAGAAGGGCGCAATTAGCGTGGATGTACCTTCTACTCTTTCTAGGACAATCGCCTTCAGAGGGTATCTTGCGACACTTATGATCGACGCTTCCAAGTTCGTCAAAGCGACCTTCTAACCAGCCGATAGGAGGCTTTTATGGCCGCCTACACGGTCACACATAAACAGCTCACCGACAACTACGCGGTCTTACAGCTTCTTACTGAAGCCGAGATTGAAGTCGGTGCAAGCGTTGTCATCACTGGAGTTGATGCGACTTTTAACGGTACTTACATTGTCTACGCTTTGCCGCAATATGCGTTTATGGGCGTGGACGATGAAGGTGATCTTCTCTTTGATCCTCTTGTCACCATTCCGAATCAGGTGCTCTACGCAAAGACCGCTAGTGATGTCGCTCGCACTGCTTCTTCTGGCACGCTGACATTAACCCAGACTTGCACTTGGGTCACTGCCGCGATGCTCGAGGACTGGCTTGGTATCGGTACAGCGACCGCAGCTGACGCCGCGTTCCTAACGATCTGTGCCTCTGCATGCTCGCAGTTCGCGTGGCGTCGAAGAATGGAAGCAGGCTATATCGATTCATTAACAACGGTTCCTTCTCAAGATGTCTTGCTGGGGACGCAGATGTACGGTGGCGCGCTGTACCGCCAGCGTGGATCGGTGGATCAGTTTGCTTCATTCCAAAACATGGGTGTTACTCCTGTAGTGGGACTGAACGGAATGATCCGCCAGTTGCTAGGGATTGATCGTCCGCAGGTCGCCTAATGGCTGTACCTAACTACACGGATCTTTTTAACGAAGGCTACGACGATCTTGTAGCGAAGCTCTCAACGGTTGTAGGGCTACAGGTCAATAACGATCCGCGCAATATCACGCCCCCAAGCGTCTTTGTCAATATCGACTCCATTGATGGCTACAACTACAATGTCGCAAAACTGAACTTCACACTGCAGATCATCACGCTCGGGCCGGGCAACCTAGACGCCCAGAAAAGCCTGCTTAACATCCTTGCCCAGATCTACGCGCTAGACATCGGAGTCGTATCTGGACGCCCTACAAACCTAGACATCGGCGGCTCGGTGCTCCCTGCCTATGAGCTCACGGTCTCGACTGTTGTTCAGACTGCCTAATCCACACTCTCGGCTTCATTATGTGTCAAACTAAATCCAACACTTCCAAGGAGTAATCATCATGGCTGCAACATCAACTATTCTCTCAAATCCAAAAGTGCTCGTCGGAGCCACGAACCTTACGGGCTGGTGCACCTCTGCCACTGTGACTCGTACCGTGACCGCATTGAATGACACGGTCTTCGGCAACACGGCGAACACTTTCACCGCTGGTCTTGAAGACAATGAGTGCACCTTGACACTTTTTCTTTCATACGCCGCTTCAGCCACTTATGCAACTCTTGCTCCTTTGGTTGGCACAAAAGTAAATATCGTTGTAAACCCAACTGATGCAGCGGACTCCGCTACTAACCCGGGCTTTACTTTGACAGGCGCCTATCTTGAGTCTTTGCCAGTGATCTCCGCATCGCTCGGCGAACTACAGTCGATCGACATCACCTTCATGGGTGGCGTCTACTCGGCTGATGTCACAGCATAATTAACGGCCTTCCTTGGCCCGACGAAAGGAAACACAGTGAAGATCAAACTCACGCTTACACGCGGAGACAAAAAAGAAACACTTATCACAAACCTTTTTGCGATCGCCGAATGGGAACGCTTAGAGAATCGTCGAGTATCTGACGGTCGCGGTATTGGTGCTTCCGATATGGCTTGTTGGGCGTACATCATGCTCGGCATCAAAGGCGAGACACTTCCTGCCACTTGGCGCGAATGGTTGAAAGCGAATCCAGATGTCGAGATCGGCGTAGAGGACTCAACCGATGTAAACCCTACGGACGCGGCTACAGGCGACAACTCGCCGAACTTGTAGTCGCGACAGGGTGGGCTCCCACTTTCTACGCTGACACCTTCGACACGCGAGACCTAACTACCATTGTCGCAGTGCTAGAAAAACAAAACAAAAAGAGGTGACATGGCTGAAGGACTCAACACAAAGGTCGAGATCTACGGTCTTAAGGATGCGATCAAGCAACTGAACTCCGTTGAGCCGGGGCTTCGTAACCAAATTGCAAAAGACTTTCGCAATGTCGCAAAACCTGTCATTAACGACGCGCTCGCTTTAATCCCCAATACCGTTCCGCTATCTGGTATGGGTCGCAAATGGACTACGCCTTCAGGCTTCAAGATGCTTCCTTGGGATGCTGGACGCAAGCAAAAGATCTCCGCAAAGATCAACACTAAAAAGGTCTCGGAGTTCCGTGGCCAGATTCGCAATGTCGGCGTCTTCAATATCATCTACTCGGGCTCAACTGGCACACTCTTTGACATGGCTGCTAACGGCAGACTCGGTGCAGCTCTTTCGGCGCGCTACGGCATGCGATCAAGAGTAATGTGGAAAGCAATGGAAAAGAACCAAGGCACAGTCGAGTCAGAGATGCGGCGAATCGTGGAGACTGTCATGGACAAAGTTGATCGGAATGTGGTCGAGTAATGGCATCAGTAAACATCCCAATTATTTCAGAATTTGACGCGAAAGGAACCCAGCGCGCAATCAAGGAATTCCAGTCGCTTGAGGGCGCGTCTAAAAAGGCACAATTTGCCATCAAAAAGGCAGCGATCCCAGCGGCGGCAGCTGTCGCAGGATTAGGCATTGCCCTAGTCGGTGCTACCAAGGCGGCAATGGAAGACCAAGCCGAACAGGTACAACTCGCGCTCGCGCTCGAGAATGTCACTGGCGCGACTGATGCACAAGTCAAAGCATCCGAAGACATGATCTCAAAGATGAGTCTTGCGTCAGGCGTAGCGGACTCTGAACTTCGCCCGGCATTGGCGTCACTTGTACGCGGAACTAAAGACATCGAGGAAGCCAACAAAGCGCTTGCACTCGCACAAGACATTTCCGCAGGATCAGGCAAAGACCTAGCAACGGTCTCGGACGCGCTCGCGAAGGCTTACGGCGGAAACATGAAAGGACTTGCAGCCTTATCGCCAGAGATTAAAGCGATGATTAAAGACGGTGCATCTTTGGAAGATGTAATGAATGTCCTCGGCGGATCATTCGGTGGAGCTTCTGCCGCAGCTGCCGCCACTGCCGAAGGTGGGATGAAGCGTCTCGGGATCGCGTTGGCAGAGACTAAAGAGTCAATCGGCGCGGCACTGATCCCAGTAGTCGAGGCGCTGCTTCCGTACTTGATCGCCTTTGGCGCGTGGGCACAAGAACACACTCAAGTCTTCCTTATTGTTGCAGGCGCGATCGGTGGAATCGCATTAACAATCTTGGCTCTCAATGCCGCAATGAAGGTTTACGCCGCCGCACAGATGATCGTGAACGGCGTTGTCGCAGTGTTCAACGCGCTCTTACTTGCCAACCCTGTCACTTTAGTGGTCTTGGCAATCGTCGCGTTTATAGCAATTCTGACGGCGCTTTACTTCAAGTTTGAGACCGTCCGAAAGATCGTGGACACCGTATTTGATGCGATGCTTGCAGGCGGTAAAGCAGTCTTCGACGGACTCACCACTTACTTCACAGCAATCTTTAATATCTACAAATCACTTTTCAATGGCATCGCCAAACTATGGAATAACACTGTCGGCAAATTGTCGTTCGGCATTCCTGATTGGGTGCCGGGTATTGGTGGCAAAGGCTTCTCCGTTCCGAATATCCCTATGCTCGCGGACGGTGGAATCGTGACAGGGCCAACGCTTGCGATGATCGGCGAGCGCGGCCCTGAAGCGGTCATCCCACTATCTGGGCGCGGTGGTGGAATGGGCAACTACACGATCAACATTACGGGCGGTCTTGGCTCCAGCGCGGAGATCGGCACAGCTGTCGTAAACGCGATCAGAGCGTTCAATAGGCAGAATGGCCCAGCGAACATAGCGGTCGCCTAATGGCTGGCGTAGCGGTAATTGGGTCAGGTAACTACGACCTTGAGATTGACACAGGTTACGACTGGAACGCTTTCACACTTGACGACGACCTTAAAGGCGAACTAAATAACACTGAATATGTCCTTGACGGTACATCGCAATTTGCGACCGTCATGGATGGAACGATCTCGCTTACAGCAAAGCGCGGACGCGCTAACACTGGCGATCAATTTGCTTATGGCACGATGAACTTCACGCTAAACGACACTTACGCGGACGGAGTGTTCAACCCTTTCGACACGACCTCGCCATACTTTGACCCGAACAATAATCAGCCCGGGCTTGCACCGCTTCGAGAAGTCCGCTTCTCCCGATACAGCTCAACCAATGTCAAAGAACTTCTTTGGGTTGGCTACATCGTGAACTACGACTACACATTCACGCTCGGCGGACTGGACACAGTTACGGTCAATTGCGCGGACTTCTCCTACCAGCTAGGACAGACCTTCCTTGCCGAATGGAATGTCACAGAGCAGCTCTCAAGCGCGCGTTTTGATGACCTGCTAGACCTCCCAGAAGTCGCCTACACGGGCTCACGGAGCATTGAGACAGGCGTGGCGACCCTTGGCGGATCAGCTGCTTACACGGTCGCCAACGGAACTTCGGTCGCAGGTTACGCCAACAAAATTAACGAAGCGGAGCAGGGCAGAATCTTTGTGGATCGAGAAGGCACAATAACCTTCCAGAAGCGTCTAGGAACGACGCTGGGAGTTCCTGTTGCCGAGTTCCATGACGACGGCACCGACATCGGCTACTCCGCTATTGACATTTCCTTCCAAGCGGACACAGTGGTCAATCGTGCATCCGTTCAGCACACTGGAGCATCATCGCCAGAAGTCGCAGAAGACCTAGTCAGCCAAGCCGCATATCTTGTGCAAACAAAGTCCATTACCGACTCGCTGGTTCACAATGACGCCGCAGCTCTCACACTTGCTCAATACCTCATCAGTCCAGATCCCGAAGCGCGCTTTAACTTCTTAGGCACCGAGTTCCCCGGCACAGCTGCACTAGACCAAGACACTTTGGCGCTCCTTGATGTAGGCGACCTGATTAACATCCAAAAGTCAATTACAACCTCGGCAGGCCCTAGCCAGTTCGCACAAGATCTTACCATTGAAGGACTTGAGCATCGACTTACCCTGTCCGCTGGGCACGCAGTCACCTACTTTACTTCGCCAACAACAATCATCTATGAGCTCATCTTGAACGATCTGGTATATGGCACACTTGACGAACAAAATGTCTTAGGATAGGAGCATTATGGGAGCGAACGCACAAACATCAGTCCCGCTATATGCAGCGGCGGAAGTTTTGACAGCCGCAAATATGAATATTAGTGCCGGAACAGGCGTACCAGTTTTTGCTACAACAGTTACGCGCGACGCGGCATTCGGTGGGGCAGGCGAAAAGGTACTTGCCGAAGGACAGCTCGCTTACATTGAAGCGAGCAACATTGTTCAATATTACGACGGAGCAGCTTGGGCCACTGTCGGGCCGGGTTCGTCTGGCGCAATGGTTTGGGTTGGTGGTGCTGCGCCTAGCGCCGCTGCAACAATCACCATTGACAATGTGTTTACCAGCACATACACAAATTATTTAGTTACTTTCAGTTTTACAG